CGCGCGCAGGATTCACGGGGCGATAGTGTTTCAGAACCATGGCTATTACCGGGGCAAACATCGGCAGCTCAAGCTCGCTGTTGTGGTTTACAATGCGGTCTATCTTCTCAAGATAGTTGCGTTCATCGGCGGCTGTCATCGCCGCGCTGTTCTGTTCTTGTGTCATTGTTGTAATGCTTTTAAAAGATTAATAATGATGTTGACTTCTGCGGGGAGGAAACAATAAAGGTTCCGCTCCCCGTTGCATTACACCTTGACACAGGTAGCGGGCGCATTAACGCACCGCACGGGACGGAACCTATATATGATGCCACGGCATAAAAAATGCCGCCGGCAGAATTGTTGGCAGCTTGGCTACCTGTGTTAAAATGTAATGCACTGCAAATCTCGGAAGAAAAAACGGACTGTGCAAGAGTCCTGACAAACTTTTTCATGCCTCACCTCCTTTCAGCATAGGGTTGGGAGCCGCCATGGTGGTAATAATCAGCCACCGGCAGTAAACGCGGATGCTCCACACAAGGTTATTTACAATTGTTGACAACGAAGCTCTGCGCTCCGGCTTCGCAAGGCTCATAGCCTGCATGATTACGATTTCTTTCATCGTCCTATTAGTTTTTAAAGCAAGGCAGACAAAAATAACGGCTGCCGATCCGTTGCTTTAAAAACTAATAGCCTATCCCAAAGGACGGAAAAAATTTTTCGGATGGCAGCCGTATAATAAGAGCTGTTGAAAATATGTCTGGGCAAAAATATAGCCCGGAGGTGTCCGAGCATTGACCGAGCCCGTCCGGAATAGCAACGCTATTGGGGTTATTAGCACTGCAAAGATAGCGCTTTTATTTGAAACACCAAAAAAATCTCCTGCCGGCATTCCCGACAGGAGACTTGGCGGATTAACGCTACAGTCAAACGATAGTTAATGTACCGCCAAAAATTCTTTCCCTATTTCATGCAGTCCGCGAACAATCCGTTGGCGCTGGGCTTCACGAGGTTTTTTGAGCGAATTAGCGTAGTGACTAAGCAGCTTTTGGTTTATTCCGGTAAAACGGCTGATGATTGCCATCGTTGTAAACTTTTCAGCCTGGCGGAGTAGCGCGGAAACGGCAAGCTCATAATTAATCTCATAGTCGCCGGTTGCGAGCCATTGTGGTATAGGTTCGTCATCGGCAGCCATTTCAGCAGCCTGTTCCGAGAGCGATTGTTCAAATTCCTTTTTTAAATCCTCAAGATTTTTGTTTGTACATACGATTGCACCAAATCCTTCATAACCCCAGCCGCAGCAGTAGTTCTTTTCTTCCCAGTAGATTTCGACAGTGATTTTCTCCATATTATATCATTTTTGGAAGTACGATACAGGGGGCTTATCGCCACCCTGCCTGTTTTGCTATACTATTAAGTAAAAATTGACTCATTGTATCATTAGGTTTACCATTTACCGTTACCTTACCTTTTAATGTCGGATGCTTGAACTGGCGGTGACTGCCTGAGGTGCTTTTCCTTCGGCATTGCACCCAGCCGTCTTTTTCAAGCATCTCAATTACTTCACTTACTTTGTAGCGTTTCATACAATTTAATTTATTAGTTATCGTTTGACACTACAAAGGTAGTAGTTTTTCTACCAAAAACAAAGAAAAATCAGAAAAAGTTCAAAAAAAAATAAAAGAGACCGCGCCTCCCGGCGCAGCCTCCCGATAGTTCTTTGATTGAAGTACCCACGCGCTCAGAGCGCGTGAAGTTCGGTTAGATGGCTGCCGCTGACAACTCGCCAGCCATTTTGCGG